TTGCTGGCCGGCGCCAATAACATTGCCTCGCGCAAGGTTTAGTAATATGCCGGCATCTTGCATCGCCGCTGTAGCATCGCGCCCCATGGGTTCGGTGCGTGAGCCTACATTCATAAACGCGCGAGTTTCTTCTTGATTGCGCATGGCGCCGATGCGCTTTGAAAAGTCATCAAAGTCATCGCCAAAAGCAATCTTTAACCTGTCACGCGTTTCTGGATTTTTAAATATGTTGGCAGCAGTGTTTGCCTTATCTACCAAGCCGGAAGTGCGCTCGTTAATTGCTTGCGCCACACCTATGCGGAAAGCGTCCCTTTCGCTGTCAGTCATTTCATCAACAGCTTTGCGCAGCATTTGGCTTTTGCCTTGCGCTCTGAAAATGTTCATGCCGACATCAAGCGCTTCTTCCATGGCAATATCGCCAGCAAAGTTGTTGCGCGCCACCGCGTACTCTGGTGACGCCGTGTCCAGCATCTTTAAAAAATCCTGGCGTTTACCTTTAAGCAAGCGATCTTCCATCTTGGAAATGCTTGTCTTGCTGGTGCCCTTCTTGCCCATGTCAAGAACCGCGTCCACGCCTAACTTTATATAATGTAACTGTTCCATCGGCAGGGTGGTAAGAGGGTTCTTTTTATCATCTAAAGCAGCTTTTAACTGTTTAGCGCTCATAACCGTTTTGCCTTCAAGTTTGGCTATGCTGGCCGCTTTATCTATGGCTTCATCAAAAGCATCCAAGTCAAACAATCTGCGCATTTCTGGCGTAACTGTTGCCATGCGATCACCAGCTTCATCAAACAATGCTGCCGCGTAATCAGCTTGCGCATTATCGCTGCGAGTTTTTTGTATTGTGCCCAATGTGTCGAAAGCATCTTTATTGCCAGCAAGCACGTCCATGCTGTCATCGGTTATGCGGCCGGCACTAGCCATTTGGCGTTCTTCCAGTGCTTCAGCCGCGCGCCGTGCATCGCTGCTAATGCTAACAGAGCCGCGCCCTAACTTGCGGCCAGCTTCGCCAGTCACATCTGCCAACACGCTATCAGCTACACCCATGCGCTTTAGTTCTGCCAACTTGGACAGTGCTTGCGTTGGGTTCATTCCTTCCTTTTCCAGCGCTTCTAATATTTTTAAATCTGACCGCTTCTGTGCAGATTTTGCGCTAGTCATGTTTAGCGTGTCTTTTACGCCGCGCCCTAAACGTCCAACGGTGTTAATTGCCGCGGGCATAGCCGCGCCCAACGTGCCACCAGCAACTGCACCAAAAACAGCGTTGGCCGGTATATCGCTCATTTCATCTGCTGCACCGGCACCAGCTACGGCACCAGTTGCCGCGCCAGTTTTTAAACCCTGCATCAACGCACCAGCGCCTTTTGCTAGCGCCGCCCTGCCGGCACCAATGCCGCCAGTTAGCAGCCCGCCACCAAGTTCATAAGCCAGCGCCTTGCCGGAGTTAGCTTTGCGATAGTTGTCCATTTCGGCGCGTATTCTATCGCGTTCTTCTTTGTAGGTTTTGTCGCTAAAGGCGCTACGCATAGCGGCTTCTATTTCATCGCCAAAACCAAGCGCTAAACCCTGCCCTAAACCAAACCGCGCAGCCGCACTTGCTTCGCTCATGGTGTTCGTGTCGCCGGCTTGTTTTTGCTCAACAAGGTTTGCAATCATTTTTTGTTGCGCACCGGCTGGCAGTTCCTTGAAGTTATCAGGAACGTCTAACTGGCCAACGCCTTTAACATCAATTTTCATTAACCGGCCTCCGACCATTCAAAACCAGCGTTGCCACTATTGGATGGCTGCTGGTTTGTTTTTTTGTCTTTGTAGTCACCGAAACCCGCATCTGCTGCAATAGTGTCCATTGTTGGATTGGCGTTGCCTTTAAAGCCTTTTAATGTGCCGTTGGTTTCGTACCAGTTGACTGCGCGTTGCTTAGAGTCGCGCGCTTTGCGAATAGACGCCTCCAAACGCTTCAGACGCTCAAGGTTCGCTTCGTCACTTAGTAGCGGGTCATATGCGCGGGCAATAAGCTGCTCACCTTCTTTTTGTGCAAATTGGCCACCCAAAACGGCTCGCAAGTTTCGCTGCGTTACTTCAGCAACCAAATCCTGCACAACAAGGCCATCTTCATTTAAGAAGCTTTGCGCAAAACGCGGCAAAGTTTGAACGACAGTCCCGCTTGTTTTCTTGTTTGGATCTGCAACAAGCGCTATCGCTTCATTTAACTGTTGGAGGCCTTTATCAATATCAGCAAAGCCGCCATTTACAGAAAGGTCGATATATTCACCAGCAAACTTTTCATCAATTTTTTCTTCAGCTTTTGTTAGACCTTGCTGGTTGCTTTTGACTTTTGCTTGGTCGCGTATGTAGGCGGCAATATCTTCATTTTTACGATAAGTCACTTCACCGGTTATTGGATCGGTAATTGCGCTAAATGCCCCATCAGCTAAAAACTGCGTTGTTGGCATGTTACGTTTGCGCTCCATATCATCCATTATGGATTGCTTATATTTCCGGTTAAACTCGCTGTCCTTGCGGGCATCAGATGCGGCCATGGCTTTTGTTCTGGCATCTTGGTAGGCGCCTAACGCCTTGCCAAATGCGCCGCCTAAAGATTTGGGTGCGCCTACTGATGGGGCGCCGTAATCTAACAACGCGGCCGCTGCTGCCAAGTTAGCTTGCGTTTTTGGATCGTCAAAATCACCACCAAGCAACCCGCCGATGCCTCCACTTGCTGCCGGCTGTTTAGTTACAAGTTTTGGCTGCTGTTGGGGCAGCTTCATCCTAACAAAGTCTGGCACACCCATTTGCGGCGCGGGTGGTCCCTGAACCGGTGGCCGGCTTTGTGGCAAAACTGTTGGCATTGGTGGTTGCGGCGCCGGTGGCATAGTCATCGGCTGAAAAGGCGTTTGAAATGGATTTACACCGGTGTATTGTGGCGGCGAAAATGCATCAGGATTGGCTAACACTTCTGCGCGCGATGGGCCCATACGAGCATGCCCTCTAATTACGTTTTGCATGCGGGGGTCATTATAAGCAGATGGTAATCGGTTTACCGGCAGATAAGACATGGTGTGTGTCATGTTGCCGCTGCGCACCGGATTGCGGCGGGGCAAAACTCTTGGTGCATATGGGTTGGCTGCTACTGGCAGTCCAGAAAATCCATCAATATCTATTGCCATGCTATGCTCCTAAAACATTCCCAATAAACCGCCGCCGATGGCGCCAAACATGGGGTCAAACCCTGCCGCTTTGCCAAGCTGCGCGCCACCTAAAGCACCGCCTAATGCGCTGGCTGCTGTATTGCGTTGAACTGGCTCTATTGTGTTGCTTCCAACCGTGCCGCCACCAACTAAAGCCATGTAGTCTTTTAAGTTCTGCATCGGTTGGGTTTGCTCAAAATTGAAGCGCTGAATGTTGTCAGCCAGTTCAGCTTGCGCCAAACCTTCGCGGGCTTCGCCAACACCACTTAACAAGCGCTCATCTATCAGCGCGGCTTGTGGCGCTTGTGCAAGCGCGTCCTGTTGCGCTTTGTAAGCCATTGGCGCCAACGCACTTACCATTGCTTGCTGGTTTGCGCCGCTGCCATACCGGCCAGCTTTTGCAAACTGGCTTGTAACTTGGTCGATTGCTGGCTTGAAAGCTGCGCTCATAAGCGGGTTCGTGCCCATTAAATTTTGCTGCACAATGCCTTGCGCTTGCGCAGTCATGCTATTTGGGTCTAAAGCTTCATTTCTTATGCCCTGCAATGCCATTTCTGTTTCTGGCGAAAAGCCAACAACAGTGCTGTCAGGGTAATAATTTGGGTTGCCACTATTATAAAGCTGTTTAGCTTCGCTCAACCCAAACTCAAGAAATGGTTTTGCATATGAAGGTGGTTCAACTTGTGTGTTGACAGTTTGCTGACCACCGCCGCCGCCGCCGCCTTTACTCATGATCGACTTCCTTTGTTAGTATTGTTGACGCTGGCTCATAACCGTTAAGCGCACGATGCCAGCCCCGCCGCCCTATGATCTCAACAGATTGGATATTGTAACCTTTAGCCCATGCAATAATGGATGGCTCTGCCGCAACAAGTGTTTCCAAGTTGCCGCCGGCTAACCAAAAGCGCAGTGCAGATTTACGCGGATACCTAATAATTTCTGTGACGATGGCCGCGTCTGCGAAAGGCCAAAACTGCGCATCGCCGTTTTCCACAAGCGCATAAACATCGTCTAGTTCGTGTGAACCAGCCGCGTACTCCAGTGCATCTTCTATGTATTTTGAACAGCGCGACCATTCAGCCGATAATGATATAGTCAAATGTTCTGTCCGTTTGCGCGTTGTTTGCGTGTGTTATTGTAAATGTTTGCTTGCCTCTTGTGCTGACATACATGCCGCCAGCGGCTTGCTCTGCTGCTGCATTTGCTGTCGTTGGCATAAACAAAATCACGCTTTCGTAACCGGCGCGCTGATCTGTTACGGCAGTGCTAGCCGCGCTGGCTGTCAATGTTACGCTGCCAGTGCAATTAAGCTTGCCGCCCAAAATATTGTTTACAACATTGGCAACTTCGCGCGGGTCATTATCCAGCGGCGATAAGCGCAGAAAGTTTGCGGTTGCCATTAGCGGTGGCCTATAGCGCGGGCTTCCAAGTCAACGCCTTGCGCAAATTGCCAGTTACCGGTCAAGTTGACGCGCACCTTGTGAAAGCGGCCTTGTGCGCGATGCGGGCAAAAACCATCTGTGTTAAGGTTTTGCGCGGTGCTAAATGTTTGCGCCGCGTTTTGCAGATTGCGTGTGCCAATTTGCACGTTTACATCGCCGCCTTCAAAAAATGGCACCGTTCTGGTTATTATGGTGTGCTTGCCTTTATTTATTGATGCTTCCGGCGTTTCGATTAGACCATTTAAAATAGCACCGGTGAAGGTTTGAATTTTTTTATCTTTGCCAGCGCCGAAGAAAAACTCGCCGCCTTGCAGCGCAGGGTCATCAAACTGGATGCTTAGACTATCCAGCGTTGCAGATATATTGTCCAAATCGTCCAGCGTATAGCCGCCAGTGTAAAGCGCAGCCAAAACTTCAATATCGCTATAAATGGCATATGACCAACGGTTAAGCGCGTAGTTGTAATAAAGCACAAAGTCGGCCAAACCGTTTGTGGCATTAATGCTTGTAAATGCCCATGCAACTATCTGCCGGCGGGGGTCAACTGCTGCTGACATATTCTCCAAATATTGGCTGTCAGCGTTATCCCAAAACCATCTATTTACTTTTTCTGCTCCAATAGGTGTGGCTTTGCGGCCATCAAACATATAGAAGCCATCATCGCTCAAGAAAAACGTGTTGCGCCCCATGCTGATAACACTGTTGGGCACCGCACACCCGCGCGCAGTTTCCACCAAATCTATCTGGTAAATTAGCGGGCTGCCAACATACTGTGCCACCGCTATACCGCGCTCCATTAAAATGGTGGCAAACTCGCCGCCAACCAAGCCAGTAATGGCACCGCTATCGCCGCCAAAAATATCTTGAAAGTCAGCTTGATCAGTTCCAACAGTCCAGCTTGTTTCGTCATTAATGCCAGACCAGCGGGTTCTAAACGGTATCTTGCCGGAGCCTTCGTCTATGCTGGCAAGCCAAACTTGGTCACGCACAACGGCAATATAATCAGCTTTTGGCGGGCTGCCGCCTAAATCGCCAAAATTTGTATCGCTGCCAAGTGCAAACTTTTGCAAAGCTTCACCAGTGCCGCCGGCTGCAATCATGGTTTCGCCAAACTGCACAAACCGCCAGCGTTCACCGTCTTGTAAGGTGTGTGTCGTTGCCGCTTGCGTTACATCATCAAGCGCACTGGTGGTTGCGTTAAACTTATAAAGGTTTGACGCATCGCCAGCAAAAAGCGATGTATTCCCATCGTTGTCTTTGCCGGCAACAATACCGCGCAGCTTGTCAGTTGCGGCGCCACTTAATGCAGACAATTCCTTTATAGAACGATAGCCAGCGGCAGCCGGTATGCAGTTTTTAGCAACCGTAACGCCCTTGTTTATTGTCTCTGGCTGATCTGGTAGCCATTCACCAAATTGTATCATGCTGATGCCCAACTTCCTGATGCAGTTGTTTGCACTTGCCAAACCGGCGCGCTAGCTGTTTGCGTTGTCCACGTTGCTGCCGTGTCAGCTATAGTTGACCAATCTTCGCCTAAAATTTTCATGGTAACTGCTGGCGTTATTGCAACACTACCGGCAGAGCCGCCACTAAACACACACGTTGCGGCGCCTGTTATTGTTGCTGCAAACTCAGCAGCGCCAGCGCCTAATGTCACAAAGTTGCTAGCTGATGTTGCGCTAATTGCTGCGCTAGCTGTTGCAGCCATTGGCCTAACTCTTGTGCCAGCAAGTGCAGCAGTGCCAACAGCATTAACAAGCGCCTCAAACGGCCGCACCCGCAAAAACGCTGTTGCAGTTGTAGCCACCGCATTAACAGCCGCGGCAACTGTTCTTATGCGTGTTGCAGCAGACGCTTCAGTAGCGGCAACACTAACAGCAGCCGCAACACCTTTAAGCTTTACAACACTCGCGCTTAATGTAGCAGCAACGCCAGCCGTGCCGGCAGCTACTTTAACTTCTAAATCTACGTTATCAAGTGCGCCATAGTTCCAGCTGTCTAAAGCGCCCCAACCATCCATGTGGTCAAGCGCCGTTGCAGACCAAGCAACCTTGTCCTCTAGCGTGTCTAGTGTGAAGCTGTAGCTATCTAGTGTGCCAGTTAGCCTATCAAGCGGTGCCGGTGTTGCCATATTTAAGCGGCTGTAATGTCCATATCACCGATGGCAATCTTTAAGATGTCACCGGTTTCAATTACTTTACTTGCAGTCAAGGCGCCATGAATTAACAGGTTTCCGGCGCTTGATGCATCGAACAATCCAAAATGGCTCACCGTGCCCCATGAGCCTGTCGCAGCAGAAAACTCAACAGCAGCATCGTTGCTGGCAGTGCCGCTAGCGGCTGCGCCAAACGAAATAGATTGGCGTGAGTAGTTGTTGCCAGTTAATTCGGTGCCGCTGTTATCGTCACCAAATGTGCCTGTTGAAAGGCCAACATATACGGTTGTGGGCATGGTGTAAGCACCGGTGCCAAGTATGTGGTCAAGGATTTCATTTTCCAAATAGTCTGACATAGCCGACATTGTTTATGCTCCCGCGTTTTGACGCTGATAGATTGATTGTATTTGAAGGGTGCCGGTTCCGTAATGTGAACGAGCTTCGTCTTTGCGAACTTCTTCTATAGCCCGCGAAAATTTTGTGTCATAAATTTGCGCGCGTTGTTCATCAAGCAAATAGGTATAAGCTTCGACAAGCGCACCAGATAAGTAGGCGTCAGGGTGGCGGGTTAAAATATTGTTTGTGGCGTTTGTTGCAGACAAAAAGTCTATATCGCCAATGTAAACTATTTCAGCCTCATAAGTGCTATCCGGCACCGGCCGCATTTTAATTTCATCACCGATAATGCTATAAGCTTGCGGCTTGCCAGTGCCCTGCGATGCATAGGTAGAGTCAAGATTTGTTGGGCTGCTATACTCCAAAACCGTTAGCGGGTCGGTCAGCAGCTTTACTTCTCGCACCTCGCGCAGATCAGTTGGGAGCGCCAGATATTCGCTGTTTGCTGTTAATGTGGCAAGCGCCCGCTTTTCTTGTGAGCGTGTTTCAAGTTCGCGCGACATACGCGCTTCAGCCAACGCTATAAAATCTGGAATTTGTGCCGTTAGGTCAGACCGCGCCAGAAAATTTTCTATAGCGGTTTGGAGTTGCGTATATGTGGTTATTGCCATCTATATATTCCCGCCGCTGGTTCTAAAATACCGGTTGTTGTAATCATTAAGCCACTTGCGCCATGCCTTCGGGTTATCTTTTGGGTCGCCAAACTTTTGCCGTAACTCCAAATAAATGCTGGAAGGTATCTCAGCGACTTGCTGCCAATGGCGTTGCGTGTTGCCTATAAGCTGGCCGCGTTGCCATTCATTAGCTTTTGCGCGGTTAGTTTCCAACACATGCGCCACATGCTGTTTTTGTTCGATGGTAAAGCCGCCTTCGCTGTTATCGTGCATCCACGTTTCAACGCCGCGCTCTTTGTTTTGGCTAATAAGTCTTTTTGCCATCTTATCCCCTAATAAAAATGGGGGGCAGAAGCCCCCCATCTATGGTTTGGTTACAGCTTATGAGCCGTTCAGATCCAAGATCATGCCATGAGCTTTAGGAGCTTTCACCTTCAGCGCCCATTCGCAAATGATCTGTGATTTTTCGGCATCGCCTGTTGGAGCAATTTCGTTTTCAGAGAAGTTGCGTCCATTCAGTGTCGATACTGATACAAAGTTTGGATCAATTACAAACACACGGTCATTCGACAGGAAGCGCGATGGAGCAATATCCAGCGTACCAAAATCTGTCAAATATACAGAGACGGAACCAACAAACGATGGCGCCTTGTTCTGTGTTGTGTTGACTTGGTTTGTCACCAAGTTTGTGCCCGCTTGCGCAAGATCAGAGATGTTTGCACGGTTCGTAGCTGAAGCCACAAGCATAGCTGGCGCTCCGCCATCTTCCCATGCGTCTTGCACGGCATCGTCAAGCAATGCGAGGGTCAAGGCTCTGTCGGTTCCACCTGTCACCGCATCGCTACCATCTCCAGTCGCAAAAGCTCCGCTAGCACCCACACTACCGTTCGTTATCCAACATGAGAGAGATGCAGATTTGCGGGTTGCACCAGCAACGCGCGCCACATCTGTATCGCCAATCATCTTTTCGATGTCTCTGCGAAGTTCCAAGCCCTTCAAAACACGCTGATAAGCGACCTCTTTTGCGCGGCCAGCTTTATCGACTTGCTCTAAAGTCTTTGAAATCACATAACCTTTTTGCGAGATTTGGTGATAGTTGCCAAGCCGCGCCGTTGCTGTAACGCCGGTATCTGACATATCCGCGCCTTCCGCGACAAAATTAGTAGTGTCTGTCGCGGCAAGTTCCTGAATCTGCCACTCAGTAAAAATGCCGTTGCTAGACTCTTTAGCGGCAGATGAAAAGATAGGAGTTTCGTCACTATCAATTTTATAAATAATGTCTGCCAGAGTTTCGCGTTCTCCGACAGCCGTTACGGTGGTATGCGTAGCCATTTAGGCCTCCTTAATTTTCAAGAAGTAGATCAACAGCAGCATTGAAGCTGCGCTCTTTATCAAAACGCTGGCGTAATTGCCGGTTGCGTCTTGTTTGGCCTTCGGCTTTTGTCGTAGGAGTGCCGGCTTTTGCAACTTTAGGCGCTTTACGCACCTTCTTTTTGGCTGTTTCTGCTTTGCTGTTGACTTTGCTTAAAAGCCAGCTATCGCGCAGCATTTTAACAGCCCTATGATCAGCCGCTTGGCTAATTTCTTGCTCAGTAAAACCAAGCTTTTTGGCATGCGCCATTACAAGCGGCCGTTCATTATCGCGTACCTTATCATCGCGCCATTCCGGTATGGCATCAAGCATATGCTGCTTTTCATTCTGCAAATGCACTTGGATGTTGTGCCTTGCCTCATTTTCGCGTTCTGCTTGGATGTGTGCCAGCGATTGCTCTAAATTAGCGCTTTCCGCTTGGCGTTGTTGGTAAATGCGAATTGCATCGGCATATTCCGTTGGACTAAGTTGTGCTTTAAGGCTCTCCCAATCCGGCTCTTGCTGGTTGGCTTGGAGCGCTTGAAGCATTCCTTCGGCCAGTTGCGCATATTGGTCGCGGGCTGCGCGGGCTTCATGCATTTCTGCATCAAGCTTTTTGCGAGTTGCGGCCAACTCTTGTGTGCGCTTGGTGAACGCGCTCTGCATCATAAAACCGCTTTTCAAAGTCTCTAGGTCGACCTCCATTTCCTCACCGTCAACTTTTACGGTGTAAAGTTCAGGCTCCTGATCCTCATCTTCAGCTTCTTCATCTTCAGAGGCTTCCGTGTCCTCATCGTCTTCTAGCTGTTCTTCATCGCTTTCGGCTTCTTCTTCGCCTTCAGCTTCTTCGATTTCAGCTTCTTCCGGTTCGGACTGGTCGGCGGCGTCAATATCTGCCGCCTCTGCTGCTTCATCTACTACTTGATTTTCCTCTTGCGGAGGGTCTTGTAGCAAGGAAGCGACTGCATCATTAAAACTATAATTGTCAGCGCTGGTTTCCGGTGTGGAATTATCAGCCATGTTATTTTCCTTTATTTTTTCTGTTCAAGTTGAAGCTTTGCCATTTTGCCAGTAGTAACAACCGCCGTTAGGTGATTGCGAACCGCTTCTAGCGATTGGCAAAGCATGTAAATGCGCTCGCGGGCTGCCGTATCATCCACGCCAGTTTGCCGCCATGCGCGCAAAAATTCCTCATCTAAT